AATAAAATCACTTTCTACAAAAACACCACGATTCGCAAAAAACAATAATAGGCGCGCCATTGCGCTCTTCAACGGCCGCAACTGTACTTTGCTGTTGCTTGTGCCACACTTCAGTTTGCTTTAGATTCGGGCAAGTGGCGATAAAGTGTCCCTTTTGACCGCAGTGAAAGCAGCTATTTTCGGCCGTGAATATTTCTTTTTCCAGAAGCAATTTTTGCATTTCGTCAAGTGATATTTTAACGTAGGAGCCGCCTCGAACGTTGTCGATGCCGTGTTGTTTCATATACATTTTGGTGATTTTGTCTTCGTCAAAGTTGTCGCAGTTGGGTATTATTTTTTCGACTTCCAGGGGTTGGTATTTTCTGGTCCAAGCGGCGCCGTTTTTGGAACCTTCGTGGAAGTGGTCTTTGAGGCGGAAGATGGGGTTATTTGTTTTTCCCACGTAATATTTTTGTTGTTCTAAAAGAAGAATATATATGAAAACCATATTGATTTTTTTCATATATAATTCTTTATAATTCTTTATAATTCTTTTTACAATTATTCTTTGTGATTATTCAAATGTCTCTTAGAGCCCCTCCACCGTATCTTATATAATTTTACAATTCAAATTGTCAGGACTTCCTACTTTAATCCACTCGCTACGCAATTTTTTAGCTGATCTGAAAACTTTACTGTATCGCATACCCACAAGATTATGATCTAATTTTCCTTGTTCTTCGTCTTTTATTTTCAAATCATTTTTAACGCATCTCAAGTAAGCATTTTGCTGAGGAGCATTGCCTCGCTGTCCGCACGTTGTTTTACTTTCTCTACCTTTGCAACCTTTATATCCTACGTCAAGCCAATATTTATTTATTTCGTAAGCTCTTTCGTTATTTTTCCAAATCATGAAGCCAGAATTGAAAGCGCACTCTGTTGTAGTATTGGGGTTATACCAAAAATCTCCTGGAGCATAAAAAGTTGTTTCGTCTTTGGGAACAAATAATTCTTCTAGTCTTATTGTTGGGTCTACGACTATTGTGTCGGCGTCGATTAAGACTATATAATCGGAGCCTGTTTTTTCTTTAATTTTTTCCATTACGATGTAATTTTTACCAAAATTTTTCGATATTTTTTTACCGTTATCAAAAATACTTTTTGGGAGATCTCTGTATAAAGTAAAAGGATAACCGTGACGGTCGGCGTATTTCTTTACCATATTTGCCCCATAACAGCCTATATGATCGTAATTTGGCGTGCTTAAACATACTATATCAAACTTTTTATTGGTAAAACTCTCTTTATAGGTTTGTTTATAATAATCTTTACACAATAAAATAATTATAACGAGTATTAAACAAATTTTGAATGTATCTGTAAGAACTATTTTTTTCATCTTTAATAGTAGCATTATTTTTATTTATAGCTAATTTTATACAATGAAGCTATATAATCTAATTCTTTGTGATTATTTAAATGTCTCTTAGAGCCCCTCCACCGTATCTTATATAATTACCTGCGATTATCGGTTTTTCATTGTAAGCTATTTTATATTTTTTTGTCTTTAAATTATCATAAAAGAAGTGGGCATCTCCTGCACATTGATAGCTCCACGGTTTGGTGTCCTTTGTTTTTTTAATTGCGATGTGAGAGGTGTCGATTTTAGTAAAATGCCAACTTTCTTCTGGATCGTCCATTTTTTTAATAATCTCTTCTGCTGACATTCCCCAGCAGTGCGGTTTGTGGGCTGTTCTACCTCCGCCGTGGGATAATATCGTATTTTTATCATTTTTTTCTGCTTCGATGATGGTTTTATTTAAATTCTGCAGCGATGTTTTATTTATAAATTTGCTGTCGTCGTCGAGAAAAATAACCCAGCTTCCTTCGGGGACTTTTTCGAGCAACTTGTTGTTGTATAAGTTGTACGGACAATTCATTTCTTTCGTTTTTTTTCCTTTTTGAACTTTTACGATTTCCGTGTTTTTATCTCCCAAATCTTTAGCGTATTTGTAGCTATCTTCGTCGTCTGCGCTAACGACGTGCTTCCAATTTTTGTAAGTTTGCTCTTTTATGGATTTTCGGCACTCTTTGAAAAATTTCGGTCTTTTCGATGTTCGCGTGAGAACGTATATTGTTTCATCTTGGGAAAACTTTTCGGTCACCGACGCCGCAGTCAAAAATAAAACGATTGCAACAGCAAACAATAAACACACCCATTTTAAATGTTTTTTCGCTTTTTTAAGCATCTATTTTACCACTAGCAAACATTTTTTTAATTTTATCGGCTTCTCGTTTTAAAACATACTTATCTATAAATTTAATGTAATAATTTGGCTCCCCGTGTGCCCTTATCTTAAGATAAAACATGTCCGTGTGTTTCATTTCAGCATTGTATTTCATAAGCGAATACTTCAAAAACTTCTCGTTGTTTTCTTTCTTACCTTTCAGGTCCTTACATCTTTCCACGTAAAGGTCTATGCGCGAGCTCACATTCTTCAACATTTTAGGTGAAGTTATGTAAAATTTATTGGCAACTCCACCCCACGTATTGTAGTCTGTACTATAGAAAACCGATTTATTTTCAATTGCATCTTCTACGTGTTTTAAGTTTATTTCCTTGATAACGTAGGCGTCGGACCAAATCATAACGCAGGCGTCGTAATCTTCGATTGGAAAGTTTGTTACGGCTTGTTTTTCTGAGTAGAGTTCTCGAAGCGGGTTTATTTTATGATTTTCGTTTGCACCGCAGCTTTTTTCTATGTAATGCTGTATATCTATGTCTTCTTGATATTCTGTGATGAGTTCTTTAACATTGAGAAGATTGACGTCTTCGTTGTTAATGTCTAGGTCGTTTTCGCCAGATCTGTTGGATTCGATGCTGCCCATTTTGGAAAGTAAGCTGTGGTGAAAAGTGTCGACTTCGTATTTGGTATTGAGAACGTCTATTATCTTGTTTTGTATTGTTTTGTGTACGTATTTGAAAGACCTGGGAGCAAATCCGCAAATGATTACGCACACTCGTTTTTTGGGAGAAACAAAGGTTTCTACGCGACGTTTTTTTAGTAATTTCACGATAATGCAGGCCACTATTAAAATGAACGAGATTATTCGAATGCGAGTTAGATTCATCTTTACTAATATTACATATATTATATATTTTTGATAAGGTCAAATTATATCAACTTACTCACCTTCTCTATCAACTCAATCGTCTGGTACATATTCAACCTCGGGTCGCACGACGTCTCAAAATTATCGTACCCCGCCTTGTAATTGCTAAAAGAACCTCCCGTGCATTCCGTAACATACTTTCCCGTCATCTCCAAGTGAATTCCCCCTGCCACCGTACCCTTTCCCCCGTGAATCTCGAAAAAAGACTCCACCTCCTCTACAATATCATCGAAATATCTCGTCTTTCTGCCGTTCAACACGGCCCCGTTCGCGTGCATCGGATCGCACACCCAAACCACGTTTTTTCCGTGCTCCTGCACCACGTCTATCAGCTCTGGGAGGGCCCTGTAAATTTTCTTTCCCATCCTGGTTATTACCGTTACGCGGCCCATTTTATTTGCGGGGTTTAATACGTCCAAAAGACCCAAAAGCTCGGACGGTTCTATTTTATCCGAAATCTTTATTCCAATCGGATTATTTACGCCGCGGAAAAACTCCACGTGAGCCTCGTCCAACTGGCGCGTCCTCTCGCCTATCCACTGAAAATGGCTGGAGCAATCGTAGTGCAAACCGCTGTATCTATCTACGCGGGTAAAGGCTTCTTCGTAGGGGAGAAGGAGGCCTTCGTGACCCGTGTATAATACCGCAGAATTCAGTGTTTTTTCTCTTTCGATGCCGCAAGCTTTTAGAATTTTGAACTGGTTTTGGAGGTCTTCTATCACTGGTTGTATGTTTGACAGGTGAAGGCTCGTTATCCAGCTGTCGAGATTGATGTTGGAGAAGTTGCTGTTAGAGAGAGCCCTCAGTAAATTCATTGTTTGGGCAGATTGTTCGTAAGCTTTTAGCATTAGTCTGGGGTCGGGGTCTCTTTTTTGGGGGTCTTCTCTGTTTATCATGTCGCCTTTGTAAGAATGAACGACGTTGCCGTCGATAACTTCTACGTTTTCGGATCTGGGTTTTGAAAATTGTCCCGCCATTCTGGCAATTTTCACGACGTTTAGACCTGTATTTTTCATAAGCATAATAGTGGATAATATGAAGAGTTGGTAATTCAATATGATATTGTCAGTAGAATGCTCGCGAAACGTTTCCGCGCAATCGCCTCCCATCAATAAGAACTTCTCTCCGTTTCCCACGCACTCTAGCTCTTCCGTAAGAGCGTCTATTTCTTCGGATATTACGAGCGGCGTTTTTTGAGAAAGCTGGTCTTGAACGATGTTTTTAGCAATCTCGCTTCTGTAATTGGGGATTTGGCTGCTCTTTAACTTTCTCCAAGAAGACGGCGCCCAACCAAAAGCGAAATAGGATGCGAATATCAGAATCAACCGTGCCATTATTTATAATTTATACTTACGGGAAACCTTTAAATAATATCGATGGCAGTATATTTTTTCTTTCTATAAAGTATAAATGAAAAATAGTTCTAAATATATATATTTTTTAATAATTACATTAATTATATTTAATGTAATTCAATTTGAATATAATAAAAGAAGACAACGAAAAGTTGAGGCTTTTATTAAACCAGAAAAGAAAACATTAATTACATATGTTTTTTTTGAAAATAAAGAATCAATAAAAAATCTTAATTTTTTCATAAAGAATGGCGTTTTCAATAATAATAATGTGCAATATAACTTTATAATTAAAGGAAATAAATGTTCTGTAAAATTTCCAGACTATAAAAATATTAAAGTGTATAAAATGAAAAATGAAGGATATGATTTTGGTGGATATAGTTATAGCATACAAATGATAAATAAAAATACTTTTGATTATTATATATTTCTTAATGATACTGTAATAGGTCCATTTGTTCCCCGTTTTAATTCAAAAAATATGTGGTATGAAAATTTCATTAGTTTAATTTCGGATAAAGTCAAATTAGTAGGTCCAACAATAAATCGAAAACAATATAATAATATTCCAGAACATGTTCAATCTATGGCATTTGGAACAGATAATATTGGTTTAGAATTATTAATAAAAAATAATATATTTAATCTCGAAAATAACATAAAAATATATGAAACCAAAGGTAAAGAAGAATTCATTATCTATTTTGAAATTGGAATGAGCGGAGTAATATTGAAAAATGGATACGAAATATCTTCATTTATGCAATCTGATAATTATTATAAAAATTTAGAACATGGTGATATTCACTTTACCAATAAATATTTTGACATCACTTTGAATCCCGTTGAAATTATGTTCATTAAGAATAACAGAATTAATGATTTAGTAACTAAAAGATATATATCTTGGAATTCTTTAAAAGATAACGACTATAATTGATACTATTACATTTGGATGATAGTAATATTTTAAATGTAAAATGAGTTAAATAATATCGAAACAACTTATAAAATAATATACTATTTAATAAGTTCTCTCGAGGCGGATTCGAACCACCGACAAATGGATTTACAGTCCACTGCTCTGCCAGGCTGAGCTATCGAAAGAGCGTGCTGCCGCCGGGAATCGAACCCGGGACCCATGCTTGGAAGGCATATATTATACCATTTAACCACGGCAGCTAAATACCTATTGTATTATTGAGCGACAACGGCAGGATTCGAACCTGCGCGTGCAAAGCACAACGCCTTAGCAGGGCGTCTCCTTAACCACTCGGACACGTTGTCCGTTTTTTTTAATATTTTTAATGTGTAATAAATTGGCTTTGCAATAAGAAAGATGAAAATTAATAAACATATCTGTTTATTTATTACTTACGATATAATATCTATTGCTTGGACTATTATAATCTTTACGCTTTTTAGGATGGGATGGTACGAAAATTTACCACCAAAAGAACAAACTAATAATAATTACGCAAAACTCTACATAGGAACATTAATATGTCGCACAGTTGTAAATCGCATTATTAAAGTAATATCCGAACCTCTCTGTAAATAATAACTATTAACCTGTACGATTTCACTGAGCCTAATAACACTCTTAAGGCGGAAAAAATATTTTCCTATACAATTTCACTGAACCGTTAGGTCCTCATCGTACTGCCGACTATACGGCATCATTACCTTTAACATTTTTTATTAAATTAAGAGTATCATATCATTAAAATAAAATATTACCATATAAATAAATGATTTTAGATAAAATCTTAGCATACAAAGCGGGTGATAATATTAAGTTAGGCTTAGGTATTGTAAGTATATTACTGTGGGGTATGTTTATGTACGAAATATTGGTTTTGACTGGTACAGGAAGTCAAGGTTTTATATCTCCAAATATTTTGTTTATTTTTTCAATTTTCTTGGTTTTTTCCTTTTTCCACAATATGAAGCACGTATTTAGCGGATATAAATTGTATATGTTAGTTGCTGGACTTTTATCCTTTACTATAGGTAGTCGTATTAAAAATTATTTATATATATCCTTCGTCTCTGTTCTTTTGTTCTCCCTTAGTCTCGTATATGCAGATAAAAACGGCAATTCTTTCGGAAACGTTAAGAATACCTCTCGTTTTACGGCAATAAACTCAAATATCAACACATCTTCTTACGAACCTATAAAATACCCCTTTCAAAAAAATCACTTCTAATCTGTAACCTTAATATATTATACAAACATTATTTCGAATTTTTTAGACGCATCTTATTAATATAAAATTTTCTTCTTTTAACTCGGTTTAAAAGAAGAAAGTTTTATTTATGTTTTATTTATGTTTTATTTATGTTTTATTTATGTTTTATTT